GAACCTTCCCCGTGCTCTATCATATCTCCGGAAACCTACGGTTTCCCGAACCCTTCCCTTTTAGGAGTGGTTTGGAAAATCGACGGTTTTCTGAAAAGCGAGTTTAGGGGCTTGGCTGCGGATTGCCCAATCCTTCACGTTTTTACCATTGAATTTTCGGCAATTAACCGAGTTCCTCATTTATGTTTCCAAGAATGAGTGGTAGTGAAGGCTGTAGAGGGGTTCCCCGCAATTTGGTCATGTTGCTAATTGTTTCTTTAAATTTGTAATGAATTCCCTTGCGCTTTCTCTGCTTTCGTTTAAGGGAATATGAACGCCACCAAAATCTGCCTTTTTTTTGTCGATACGCACATACCAACCATATTGTTCGTCATTCCTATACAAACATTTTATGTATTTATCAATATCATCATCTATTGATTTTACATCTTTAAAACGCTCGTATTTTTTATCTTTATAATAACGTATTACACCATTCGAAACACGTTTTTTACTTTCGTCACTGTGAGTAAACATTGTTCCGCCATTCTTTAAGTTATACCCGTCAGGATATAAACTATGTAACTCTTTGATGTAATATATCTCACGTTCATCGGCATTTAATATTTCACAATATTCTAACAATTCAACAACAAAATTTACGACGCCATACTTTCGAATTGCGTTGTTTAAATAATGTGATTGGTTTTTCTTTTGTGAAAATGCCTCTGATATGTGACAACGAAATCTTCCTTCACAGCCATAAGGACGATATCGTTTATGGTTTAAAATATGAGACACTGCTTGTCCTACATATAATTTACCATTTGTTAGATTTGTTATTTTATAGATTTCACAATAACGTTCACTAGGATCATCTAGTATTTCTGTTGACAGTTTAATTCCGTTTGATGGTTCCATTGTATGTTAATATACATACATCTATTTAAGTTGTTTTCGAAACAATTAACTAGGGAGTTGCACGCTTTTAACGCTCCCTGTTGAGGACAAAATGTTTTATACATTTTTTGTTACCTATTATGGTAACAAAAGTCTATCCCCGTCGTAGTCAGCATTGTATGGTTTGGTCGTTCCAACGTTCATACGGAAAGTATCACCATACTTCATAATTCTCGCAATGTGACACATCATTGACATTCTGTGTAAAGTCGGCTGTCTGTTGAACAAAACCGGGTCACCGTCCATCATATGTCTGTGAACAATGTCGCCGTTTTCAAGAACCACAGAGGCTCTATCAATATATCTGAGTGTAATTGATTCGCCGAACTTTTTCTCTAGAATCTTGGCTCCGGGCCAAATATCCGGTCCATTTCGAACCAACTTTGTCAAGAACGCTCGATTGAGCGCATTAACTGTAACCGGCTTGGTAAGGTTTTTTGCGATTTTAATTGGAATACCAAGCTGTTTGATTGATAAGTTTGGTTCGGCGCCAATCACGGAACGCGCGCTATAATCCACGCGCTTCGCCATTAGATTACCTCTCATGCGCCCGCCTTTTCCATTCAATCGGTCTTTTATAGATTTCAGGGGTCTTCCAGAACGCTGGGCAACGGAGGCAACCCCTGGAATTTTGTTATCCACCTGCGTCGCAACATAATATTGTAGGACTGTAGTCCAATCCTCAATCACATTTGCGGGTGCGTTATTTTGAATTTTCTCTTGTAGAGTCTTGTTCGTCTTGATAATATTTACCAAGATGTGACTCAAATCATCCTCCGACCGTTGCTGTGCATCATGCTTGACAGACGGGCGAACTGCCGGCGGCGGCACATACATGACTTGACAAACCATCCAATCCGGTCTGGAGTATAGCGGGCTAAAACCCATGAACGAAACATCCTCGTCGGAAATTCTCTTACAGATTTTAATCACGATCTCAGGCGTTACCTTGATTGAAATCGGTTCACCTTGCTCGCCACCATCGCCCTTCCACTCTGCGAAGATTGATGCGAGTCCCTCTTTGCGAATTTTGTTCGGCTGCAAACACCCACAACCATCCTCTGTATCCTCTCCACACCGCTTAATTTTGCTCGCAAGTGAAAACACATATTTCCATCGGTTCTCACCTTGTAGCTTTAGCGCCTGTTTGTATTTTTCTTTACTAATGAGAAGTTTGCTACACTTAAAACAAACACACCGCAAACACTTTAGAACGGTGCTTAAATACTGTATGTAAAACACCGGACGAGCCAACTCGATGTGGCCATGATAACCAGGAGTCGTCATATAATCAAGTCCGTCGGTCGGGCAAATTAGCCCCGGCTCTAAAACCCCCATTCTGGGGTCAAATAGTCCGCCGATTACAGGTTTATTATTGATATACGTGTCTCTGCTTGTTATCTCGGCGACAGAACCCTTTCGTATTTCGTCAGGAGACAATATACTAAATTGGATGCCAACAATTTTCGAACATACAACGTTTGAACCTTGAGGTTTCGACATCTATTATATATGGGAATAAATAAATGGATTTAGATTGTTTCCAATTCAATTTTATTTTAAATTGCTACAAATAAAAATAATGAAAACAAGCGAAAAAACAAGATTTGGGTTTTTTAGCAGAAGGTCTATGATTTTGTCAGAAAATAAAATTGAATGAAATTGTTTACAAAAATGTAATTTAAACACTCAACGCATATATACTACAATGGTTCGCGACACTAAAAGTAAGAAGGAGCAGACGAAGAAGAAGGCGAATGCGAAGGAAGAGCAGAAGAAGAGGATGACGACCCGCGGAAAGCAAGACGATGATGAGAGTGACGACGATACTGAAGAAGAGGAGGAGGAGGATATGGACCCTATCGAGTATAAAAAATTATTGGCATCTATATTCCCGTCGAAAAATGCGGACAAGAAGGCAAAGGACGGCGAGAAGTTGAAGAAGACCTTGGCGAAGGACCTCAAGAAAAACAAAAAGATTGTTGAAAGCGATGAGGAGGAGAATTGGGAAACGGATGAAGAGGAGGAGAGGGTTGTTAAGAAGAAGAAGAGCAGTAAAAAGAAGAAGGTTGTTATCGAAGAAAGTGATGATGACGATGATTCAGAGTATGTTCCAACTGAAGAGGAGGACGATGATAATGGTCGCGTAAAGAAGGGTGAAGATGTCACAATTTACTTTACAATTGGAGGAGATGATGACTATGATGACGACGAAGATGATGACGAAGATGATGAAGACACTGAAGATGAGGATGCGTCAGTTTCCAGTGATGATGACGATGACGACGATGATGATGATGATGATGATGACGAAAGCGATGATACAGCATCACTTCTAGATGAAGAGTTGATTAAACACAAGAGTAGAAAGAGTACACGCGATGTGAAGAAGGAAAAGGCAACAACAACGATTCCAATTATCAAGGATGGGGATGTAATTTCAAAGTTGAAGGAGATTCAGGAGAAGGACAAGGACAACAAGTTGATTCAACAGTGTATCAGTGTTTGCGAGAAGAATATCAAGGAAAATAACAAGAGGGTGGAGAAGAAGAACAAGAAGCAGAAGGATAAGAATATGCGAATCTTCAAGAAGATTATCAAGGACAAGAACACAAATAACGACTTTACGTTTTATGAAAAGCTTGATCCTGAGAAGCAGAAAACAATCATCAAGGAACTGCGCGAAATTAACAAGATTACTCGTGTTGATAAGCCGTATCGAATGACGTTGTTGGAATCCGACATTCCGGTCCAGTTTAAGAGTGCCGCGATGAAGAAGATAAATTCTCTTCGCAACATGGACCCTGGGAGCGGCGAGTATTATAAGAATAAGAACTGGATTGACACCTTTATGCGGATCCCGTTTGGAAAGTATGATAAGTTGCCGATCACAATCGAAGATGGAGTTGAAAAGTGTAACGAGTTTATGGAGAATGCGGCCAAGATATTGAGTGAGGCCGTTCATGGGCTAGATGACGCAAAGATGCAAATCCTCCAAATGACTGGTCAGCTCATCGCCAACCCCAAGTCGATTGGTTGCGCGATTGGTATTTACGGCCCTCCTGGAACTGGAAAGACTAGCCTGATCAAGGATGGAATCGCGAAAATTCTCGGCCGCAAGACGGTGCTAATTCCACTGGGGGGGGCAAAGGATAGCTCTCATTTGGTCGGTCACGGTTTCACATATGAAGGCTCAACGTGGGGCAAGATTATTCAAGGACTTATTGATTCGGAAAGTTCATCAGTTGTATTTGTGTTTGACGAGGTTGATAAACTGAGTCAAACGACGCAGGGGGAGGAGATTACTGGCGTGTTGACACATTTGATCGATTCCACACAAAACGACGAGTTCCACGACAATTATTTCGCCGAGGTTAAGTTCGACTTGAGCAAGTGTTTGTTCGTGTTCAGTTACAATGACGAGACATTGGTGAACCCGATTTTGAGAGATCGTATGTATCGAATTAAGACGGATGGATATGACGAGAAACAAAAGACGGTAATCGGTAACAAGTATTTGATTCCTAAGATAAGGGAGCAGGTTAAGTTCAAGGATGGAGATATTATTATTCCGGATGAATCAATTCATCATATGATTGACAAGTATTGTGAGAAGGAGGATGGAGTTCGTAATTTGAAGCGTTGTTTGGAGATTATTCATACAAAGTTGAACTTGTATCGTTTGATGAAGCCCGGGTCGAGTTTGTTTGAAAAGGAAATGTCATTGAAGGTGGAGTTTCCATTCAAGGTGACGCCTGAAATTGTCGACAAGCTAATCAAGAAAAATGATAAGACGAAGACGACGTTCCAAAGTATGTATATGTAAAC